ACTGGTCATCGTCGCGCACCTCCAGGTCCACAGGCCATGCCCTGTAGTGCATCTCAGATACCGGCATTGCTGAACACTTCCCCTGAGTCTGGCGCCGTTGTCGGCGCATCGATATTGGACAGTCGCTCTGCTATCCGGACTTCAGGGATGGTCATTGCACCCATCTCCACCATGATCTTGTAGTAGTTGGCGCGATCGATGGGGCCAGGCTGGATATAGCTGGTGGGGTCCAGCTCCAGGTCAGTGCCAGTGGCCAGCACCCAGTGACTGATGGCCCTGGTGATGAAGCGAGACAAGGGGCGCAGCGTGGCGCGCCAGTGATAGTCGAACAGGCTCACCACGTTGGTGTAGGTCATGGCGTCGGCGCCAGACGGCAGGCTGACCAGGTACGCGGGCACCCCCAGCAGCGTGGCAATGCGCGCCTCGCTGAACTTCTGCAGCTCGCTCAGCGCCATGTCCTTGGGGGGCACCTGCAGCACCTGCAGATCGATGTCTGAATCGATGACGGCAGGGGCGCCCAGCCGATTGCGCGCGCTGGTAATCCATTGCGCCTTAAGGGCATTGGCCTGCGCTGAGCCCAGCCGATATTTCGACTTCAGCACAGCCCATGGCACGCCACCATTCTGCGCCAGCTCAGTAGCAAAGCGCATGAAAGTCTTTGCTGCCAGCACTCTTTCACCAGCTATCTCCAGGGGGCCATGGCCTCTGCAGTCGCTGGGCCAGGACATGTAGCGGATATGCAGCATGTCCTCAGTGGCATCCTCACCCCCGATTGCGTAGCGGCGCACCCCATCCACCAGGTCTGCCGACACGTAGGCAGGGTCCATCATCATGAAGGTGCGCGGGTAGCCATCCTGATAGCGGCTGGTGCACACAATGAAGGCCTCACCAATGGCCTGGAAACTCCACCAGACCTGCCGCATGAATTCGCCCCAGTGGCTGTAGACCTGCGGCTGAGGGTTCGCCAGCCAGGGCAGCGGGGTCAGCCGCTGCAGGCTGCGCGTCATGTAGGTGGGCATGTCGGCCACGATGCGGGCATTCAGGTCAATGCAGGTCCAGACAATGTCGGCATCGGTGCCCCAGCGCCCATTAAGAGTGCTGTTGGTGTTGGGGGTGGCCCATTCCACTGGCCACCCAGCCCAGGCGCTGGCCTCCAGCGGGGGGTCATTGGCTGGGTACATGACGTGGCCTGCGCCCACTCCAGCGTTGTCGGCTGTCGGCGCTGGGCCAACGGTGCCCACTGGCTCATTGGCGTTGGGGAGGACATCACTGCGCGGGGGCAGCGACTGAGGGTCTGGTGGCCCCAGGGAGCGCGCAGAGGGTTCCATGAGGCCAAAGGGTATCGCTGGGGGTTATAGGTAGGCCAGACGCGCGTAACCCCCGTGGCATATGGGTGATCTTTGGGAAGCGCCCGGACAACCACGGGGGTTAGGTCGTCTGTTACCAGTCCGCGCTGCCGAATAGCGCAGTGAGCAGCCAGCGCAGCAGCGCCAGCCACCAGTCAGCCATGTTTGTAGCCCTTCACTGCCACCAGCGCATCCTCCAGCGGGTCATAACGATGCGCGCTGCGCCGATGGACGCCACAGGCTGACGCACTGGAGAAGCTGAGCCTGCAGTCAGGGCAGATAGTGGGGGGCTCAGGGCGCTGTGTCCCAGCGTGCTGAATCCAGACGTGGCCAACCAGTCCACCCTTGGTCATCTCCCTGCCGCAGATGGGGCAGGCCAGCACATCCCTGGCAGTCGGCAGGTATTCCTGCGCCTGCGCCTTGGGCTTCACTTCAGGGGTCTGGCCGACTTCCGACAGCAGCAGCTGCAGCTCCACAATCAGCTTTTCGTGACGCTCGCACAGCTCCAGCAGCTTCAGCGCTGGCCTTGATTCACCAGCCACGATGCCGACAGTGAAGGCGCTTGTCGCGGCTGTTTTCGCATCCTCCTGGTGGCAGGCGTCGCACCAGCGCATCACCACGACTTCACGCATTGGAATGCCTCTCCATCATCGCCAGCCATTCAGCTGGCAAGGACTGGAGGCTGCCCTTTGCGTCGGCGCCTCCAGCAATGACAACGCTGCCGACGACTGGATAGCCGTTGTTCACCAGCATGGTGGCCAGTGGGTTGGGGGGCAGCTGCTCAGCCATCCCATCCTCATTGGCCCAGAGTGTCAGGTTAGGGGCCAGGTTGACGCATTCCACGTAGCCCCCGACAGCGCGCTTCAGGGTGTTCAGGTGCTCAGCGTCGGTGCTGCCCAGCTCAATGAGCGCGGCGCCACCAGCAGGTGAGATGGCCAGCCCTACAGTCATTCTCAGGCCTCCTTTGCGTCTGGCGCGTCCAGCTGCATGGACTGCAGCCTGATGTAGCCCCTGTCAGAGCCAGTGAGCCTGCCAAGGCCTTTGACCAGGTAGCCCTCTGCGTACTGGTAGCTACTGGCGACAATCTCCCCAGTGCGCCCGTCGATTCTGCGCGATCGAATGGAGCCACAGCGCTGGCACTTCAGCTGCGACTCATACTCCCTGTCCTTGGGTATCCAGCGCGTGCTCCACTTCCGATAGCTGTGCTGGATGTCGCGGCATTCCAGCATTTCATCTGTCATGGCAGTTACGGCTGCTGTTAGCTCTTGCGTGTGAGGGTCAACGACTCTCAGCGCGCGCTTTGCCCTGGTTGCGGCCATCTCTTAGTGCTTCCTTCCCCTCAGGTGGACTAACGGACTGCTCTATCTAACTACCGAAGCGACCCAGAGTGTCAATACACCTGCGGCGCGTTGCGGCGCTCCCGCTCGACTGCGCCGACAGCCCAGGCAGCTGCCCTGATGACATCCCAGCGGCCAGTGGAGGCCACGCGCAGCCCTGCAGTGCCCTCAGCGACTCTGCAGGCGCGAATCTGCGCGTCCAGCTCTGGGCTGTCGGCATGCACCAGGCCGCGCCTGTTGACCACCTGGCGCAGCAGCGAGAGTGCCGCCCTGGTGTCGGCATAGGTCATGGCCTGGACGGCCAGGGAGGCGCCCAGGTCGATGACGGCAGCGTCTGACTGCAGGGAGGCGCCGACCACCAGGGAGCTGCCTGGTCGGCTGGCTGAGTGCAGCGCTATCCAGTCGTAGGCCGTGCGCCGATCACCCGACAGCACGTAGGCCTCCAGGGTCACGGTGCCGCTGTCGTCGCGGCCAGCGGCAGCGACGGCCACAGCGATGCCTGCGAAGTCCTCCACAGCGAAGGTGACGGGGCCAACAGGGTCAGCTGGGCCAGCCAGCTGGCGCCAGGTGTCGGCAGCAAACAGGGAGTCCCCAGGCAGCGCTATCTCATTGGTGGCGCGCTGCGGCCACTGGTTCAGGTACTGGCCCCTGAAGGTGGCTACCGGGTCCTGTTCATTCAGGGCACTGCTGCGCGATGCCAGGGCGCGCTGCAGGGCGCGCTCTACGACAGCCTCACGCTGCTCTGACCAATGGGGGGAGGCCATGCGCCAGCCCTGCCTGTCCTGCAGCTCCAGGTAGCTGGGGGCGCTCCATTCCAGCAGCAGGATGCTGCCCCCAGCCAGGGCTGTGGCGCGCCTGTCGATAAACAGGCTGGTGGCCCTGGGGTGCGCAGTGGACAGCAGCCCCAGCTGCGGCTGGGTGCGTTCAATCTGGGTGGGCTCAATGCCGTCCTCCACGATGGCGGCATGCAGCGCCCAGACCTCATCAATGAGCGCCAGGCCAGCCGACCAGCCGTAGGGGGTGTCCTTGCTGAACACGCGCCAGCGGCTGTCGTCAGGGCTGACCACTGACCTGGCGCCTGCCTGCTCGCTGGTCGTCCAGCCGTCGTCACGATGCGCCTTGGCCCAGGCGCGGTGATAGCGCTGTACCTCATCGCCTGTCTGTAGCTTGTCGGCCACGTGCATGACCAGCTGGGGGCCATCAGCGAACAGGTCAGCGTGCTGGATGCGCCACATGGCCAGCTCGCTCATCAGCCAGGACTTCCCCCCTTGCCTGGCCAGCGTCAGCATCCATTCTTTCCAGCACAGCGCGCCATTCTTATCGTGCTCCAGAATTCGCGCTGCCGCCAATTGTTGCCACCAGCGAAGCGCTTTTCCCCGCCTTTCTTCCGCCATTGTTGCTAATTCGGCGCCATAGCTACCAATGGCGTCGGGGTGCGGATATGACATATAGCGCGGCCATTTAGCATTATCAGGAATTGAATTCAATAGCGGCGCCACCCATTCGCAGGCCTCCCAGGCGCCCGAAATGCCTTGCGCCACAACGACTTTGGGGTCCGCGGGAGAGACACGGGACGGCACAGAATCT